ACGCCACGCCATTTTTTAGTCAAATAGCGAACCGAGAACTCACGTATCTACGAGTGCGGTTACTGAACGATGATTACACGCCGTTAGAGCTGGTAGGTAGCCCAGACTGGTTTATCGTAATACGTGTAGATTTCAGTGAAAAGAACATACCAACAATGGTAGATAGTTTAATAACAACACAACGGAAAGAAACGGAAAGAGCGTTGTTAGAATTGGCTAATAGATAATTATAATATAAGCCATAATATATAATGGGCATCAAAAGCTTTTTTCGCAATTTAGGTAGGAGCATAAAGAGAGGTTTTAACAATTTTGTTGCAGGAGCTGGTGACGTAGTTGGTAAGGCGGGCACATTCATACAGCAAAAAGCAGTTCCCGCAATTGCAAGCGGAGCTACCAAAGCAGCAGGACTTTTAGATAAGGCGGCACCCGCAGCGGACGCAGCGGGCGTTGGAGCAGAAGCCGCAGAGGCGAGCCAGGTTTTAGGTAAGGTAGGTAACGTGGTTGGTAAGTTCGGCGATTTTATTGGAAGCAACGCTAAACCAGGTAGAGTAGCAAACGCAGCCGAACAGGCCGCTTTTGCACAGTCGCCATTGGGTATGGCATTTAAGCGTTCGCAGACGAAACCGCCACCCGAACCGACGGGTTCCGCACCCAAGCCTAATATGTTGGCAGGATTAGGAGCTATTAAGCCAGGACTAATATCGCCTGCACCATTGGGTAGTAATCCCAATACCTATACGCCCAAGATGTCATCAGGTATTGAGGCACCACCACCTGCAAGTCAGCCCAAATTAGCCGTTATACCAGGTGGCGGAGCATTGTCAAAAATGGTTATGTAATTTAGAATAATATATTATGTAATTGTATAGTATATTAGATGAGAGAAATAAAACACTATCAGGTATCGTTCGCAGGCACAACGCCCGCTGCATCATTTCAATTTCAATTCCCACGCTATTACAAGCAGAAGCCCGAGCATAAGTTCATATTGAGATGTCTTAATCTCACAGATTATCGTGCTGCGAGTTTAGCCGTTAATCCGCATTCATACTACGCTACGGGCTTTTTAGGCGATGGCGTGTGCACATATTCAGGCATAGTTGGTGAAGGTATTATAAGCAACGACTACTTTTTAGGCACAACATCGACTAACGGTGCAGAGGCAGCTACACCTACGAACGTTGGAACATCTACTGCACTTTTGCCAACTGACCTAATGTTAAATGAGATTCCGCCTAACCCATTCACTATTGCATATAGACATACCGCATCGTCATCTTTTGCAACAGGAACGGTGGAACTTTTAGTGGTGTTTGAAATTATTGAATATGACCCGTCACATAGTAAATGTTAAGCAAAAAAATGTCTATACGTATTTTATAATACTTATGGAACCAACCGACGATCGTTTAGCGAATTTAGAAAAGCGGGTAGCCGATTTAGAGGAATTAATAAACCTACTACTCAATTTGAAACAACGTAAGGTAGATTTTAGCAATTTCACGTGTGAGCCATTGAAATTAGGAACGACACGCTAAACATTCTTTTCTTTTGGTAATGTATAATGTCAATAATTCCAGTATTGTCAAGAGAACTCGATTTGAGTGAATACAAAGGTATTCAGCCCGCCAAGTCCCGCCGTATTAGCGTTTTTCCCGATAACGCTACCAGTTACACTTCTTCGTCTTCCAACGCCGATATTTTCTTTTCCATACCTGCTGTCCGCAACGGTATGGTGATTACATCGGCAACCCAGTTGGTTTTTGAGGTTACTGCCAACGCTACGTTCGCAACAGACCCAGTTATGTCGTTAGCTAACGGTAGCGGTAGCAGTTTGATTCAGGCGTTGGAGACCGTTGTGCAAAATCAGTCCGTTGAGAATTTGCTAAACTACAACGTGTATGCAGCAGTTTTACAAGATTTGCAACCGTTAGGTCGGTCTCTCACTATGGGTAGCATTCTCAATGGTTCCACTACTACACTCAAAGCGGGCATTAAGTTGAACGGTCTCACTACCGTAGATGGCCCAGTTGTTCGTTGCGCAATTCCGCTGCATTCTGCTGTGTTAGGCACTGGCGCACAAAATTTCTGCCCACTCGTAGATGGTATCAGGCTACGTATGACGATGGCTACCACTGCTGTTGGTATGAAGTTTGATAACAGCACGTCTTACACTGCTGGTTCCACCGTTTATAAGCTATCCAATATTGCATTGCAGTTGGAAGTGATGGATTTAGATGCGGGCACTTACTCTGCACTGCTAAACCAGGCTGGTGGAGTATTGAAACAGCATTGCGTGGCTGTCAATAACTTTCAGGCAACTATCGCTGCTTCCACGTCTGCTAACTCTATTCTCATACCCGCCCGTTACTCGTCTGTTAAGGCGTTAATCAATACATTCCGTTTGTCTGCGAATCTCGCTACCCCAGATGTGGAAAATGTGCCAGGTGACCGTGTTTTTCCGCAGATATCCAGCTATTTCTACACGGTAGATGGAATGAACGTGCCGTCGGTGCCTATCCGTGTAGCCACGTCTGCATCGTTCATATATCCAGGTGAAGTTATGAGTGAAATTATGAAGGTGTTTGCTGCGTCTAATATGAATGCATTTGATGTTGTGTTCAACGCTACTCAATTCGTTGAGGCTACTGGAACTGCTGGAACTGGTTCTTTCTTTTTGGCTACTAATTTTGAGAATGATGCGGCCGCTGGGCAGGCACTCATCAGTGGTAGAGATTTGAATAGTTCTAACGTTTATCTCAACCTTACACAGTATGCATCATCTGTTGCGTGTGTGGTTGATACGTTTGCACTCTACGATGTGGTTATGAGTTACAATATGGCGGACGGTAGCGTGACTATGTCCAAATAAAGAAGAAGACGTATGAAAGACGTAAAGACGTATGAGAAGTATATTTTATATAACTATTTTACAAAAGAAAGAAATATAGTATAGTAGATTACAAAATCATACGACTTATACGACTCTACGACTTTTACAAAAATAAAAATATAAGTATAGTATAAATGGAAGACATTGATACTATTCTGGAACGGATTCGTTTGAATTCTGCTGCACATTCAACCAACCATAAGAAGCGGTATATAACATTAAAGACAAGGTTAAAGTGGTATAGGTTACCCGTTATTATTCTCTCTGCACTGAACAGTATATTTTCGATCGGTTTGCAGCCATTTATGAAGCAGGAAATCATCAGCGTGTTGAATTCGTTGATTGCATTGATATGTGGTATCATAGGTAGCATAGAGTTGTATTTGCAATTGAACCGACAGATGGAACAGACGTTATCATCGTCCAAGGACTTTTATGAGTTAGCAACGGATATATTTAAGTGGTTGGCACTGAAACCCGAGCACAGGCCTATTGATGCAAAGACATTCATAGATGATAGTTACAATCGGTATATTAAGCTTACGCAGTCAAGTATAATACTGAAAAAGAAAATGGACGACCAACTAACGAGCTACAAGTTAATAGAGTTGGAACATTTAGAGCTGGCACCGCTGGGCGAGTCGTCACCGTCATCATCATCTATTGAGGATTCGGTATAATAATTTCTGTTACTAATATAACAGGAAAATGAAAATAGAAGAGATAGATAGGAGTGATTTAGTAATCAAACCAAGCAAACAATCCATAGACAACATATTAGACGTTCCGCCACCATTTCCAAACAAGTGTAGCGTTATATTCGTGTCGGGCGGTATGGGCACAGGTAAGAGCACGTTCATTGCAAACCTATTCAAAGCCACGGGCAAGAACCGTATCTACCGAAAAGTATTTGACACAGTGATGTATGCTACGCCCAAAGAAGTATTTGAAAGTGAGGAAGACCACGCATTCAAGAACCATTCAAAGGTATATCACGATTTAACGCAGGATACGTTTAACACGATAACAGAGTTGGCGATAAAGACGAAGAACGACGAAGGTAATAGCTGTTTAGTTATCGACGATTTCAGTGAGCAATTAAAGAACAAACAGACGGAGTTAAATCTACGGAGGTTAATCAATAAGCACCGCCATATGAAACTCAACATTGTAATCAGTGCATTAAACCAGAAGGCACTCGCAAAGTCGTTACGATCATTAATAGATGTAGTAATACTGTTCAAGCCAAAAAGTCAAGTAGAGATGGAAGGATTTAGTCAAGAAGTGTTCGGTTTAACAAAAGATGAAACGAAGGCGTTGTTTAGTTTTGTATTTGATGCACCGTATAACTTTTTGATGTATAATGCACGAAGTCATACGTTCTATAAGAATTTCAACCAGTTAATATTGCATACTGACGAATAATTAATTTCGCCGTAGATATATATATATGGCGTTAAAAGACAAGAAGAAGAAGAAGAAGCCCAGACCCAGACGACTCGGTTCCAAGCCGTTCGTGCCCGTATTCAAGACTGGTATGAACCGTGACATTCCATTGGGTGGTGCAGGAGGTAGCCAGAACCTAATCGCTAATTTACTCGCATCACGTCAAGCCCAACCATCAGCGCAAGTTATTCAAACGCCCGACCAGTTCAAACTCGCACAGGATATTAAAGCTATCAAAGTGGAACAGGCCGCACAAGCAGAAGATATCAAAGTGGAACGTAAGAAGCGGTGGGACGCAGGACTTACCATAGCAGAGAGAGATTTTGAACGGATTCAAAGAGCTGCAAGAGCGGCAGAGGAAAAGGCTGCTGCTACTGGTGAAAAAAGACAGCGTAACGAAGATATGAGTAAGACGCAAGCCCAACCAGGACAAAAAGAACCAGCAGGAAAAGACCAGTATACACCGTTCAAAGAAGCAGGCAGAACAATCAATAAGTCGGCAGGAGGTACAGTAAAAGGAAAAGATAGCGGAACTATGGACATTGACAGAAGTGGTAGCCCGCCCACATATCTATAACAAAGCATTTAGAGATAAAACGGCTATATAATTATCTAATATAACTATATAGGAATGGATACCAAGTTTATGACTAACCTAATGGAGACTCTAACCAGTGAGAAGCTATCGCAGAAAACGATAGAGATGTATTTAATCAAGTTACGTATATTGAATGACAACAAGCCGTTTGATAGTTTAGCATTTCTCAAACAAAAGCCCACAATCAAGGCGAAGCTGGAAGAAATCAAAAACGACAATACCCGCAAGAGTTACGTAGCAAGTATCGTGGCAATTCTCAACCGACA